ACATCTGCAATAAGATCAACGTTACTCATAGGATCAGTCCATATACGATCCTGTTGTGCCTGTATTGTGGCTAAATATCCACAATCAATGTGATCAATTTCACTCATTTCGTTTGAATTTTTTCGTAAGACTCCTGTATTTTAATTCTCTCTTGTGGGGTCTTTGCGGCTTTCATCTGATTGATGTAATCTTCACGAGTTTTAATTATCAGTTCGGCTTTGGGATCTGTAGATTTATTACCTGATGAAGATCTGTCAACGGCTGTTTGAAAGTCAAAAAACTCACTGGCAGTTTCTTTTACATGCTCTGTGAAGGATTTTGAATAGCCGTGACTATCTTTTACAGGCTCATTATTTTTCATAATGATAACATCTCCATCATCCTGTTCCTGATATTCAAACTTCGTGAATTCCTCAATGAATTTATCTTTCCATTTTTGAGCCTTCTTTGCATCTTCCGGGAGAATAGGTTTCATAGCATCAAGTTCATCAAGTGCCTTCTGTCTTACCTTGTTGAAAACTGATTGTTTCTTGTGATTCTTTTCAGCTTCATCGAGTTTCAACTGCCACTCTTTGTCTTTTGCTTTTAATGCCTTTTCTTTCTCCATCTGCATCTTGACGAATTCAGGATGCTTGGTAATATCTTCACCAGCTCCTTTTACTTCATCAATTTTCATGCTCAGAATATAGTCAATCAATTCGACCCCTTGTAAATCGGATTCAACTTCATGCTTTTCTTTTACAGCCTTTTCAATCTTACCGGCTCCTTCTTTTAAGCCACGTTTATACTGATCAGACGAATCACCTTTTAACTTTGTGATTCGTGAAGCATCTGCTTCTGCTGCTATGTCAAGTGATGTTAATTCCCCGGCTTCATTATAAAGGCTTGCCATGTCCTCGGAGTCTATCTTTAAGGTTTTAGACAAAAAACCCTCTAATATTTTCTTTTCAGAATCAGTCATTGTTTTCTATTTTTTTTGATTTTATAATTGTTGGTTTAATCAATTCTTCCGGTATAGGCTTTTTAATAGACTTTTCGGTTATCTCTTCCAATACATTGTATCGCTTTTGCCGATCCAGCATACCAAGTTCAGCCCAGGTCTTGTCTGAAACAATCTGTTCTTTCTTGGTTTTCTTTGAGATTATCCGGTACATTGTCATTTCTTACCTCCTTTTCTTGGACGTCTGACAATTGTTTTAGCTGGCGCAACTTCAGGTTTTATTTCCTGATTTACTACCGGCTTTATTTCATCAGTTGTTATTTGTGGCTCAACTTCGGGCTCTTTTGCAGCAACAGTTTTTATAATCTCAATCGGTATCTCAACTTTTTGCTCAACCTTTAGCGGCTTACTGGGGATGATAAGCGGCTGCCTTAATTCGATAGGTATTTCGTGAACTTCTTCTGCAGGGACGGCTCCAAAATATGCTTTAGCCATCTCAAATCCTGCTTTTGTCAATGAGATGACTTTGCCGTTTACCAAACACTTAATCATTGCTTCTTTTTGCATAGTTAAATTGTTTTGTCAAAATTAAACTTTATGTTTGTTATATACAAATTTTTATAATTAAAAATGATTTTTATCAGTTTTATGATTTTTGGTCAAAATATTTTATCAATAAATCTCTGAATCCTATTTCAAGTGGAAATGATTCGAGTAAATGACTCAATCCAAACTCCTCAAAAAGAGCATATCCTTTATCATGTAAGTCTATTCCTGATTCAATGATAATTACATGGTTTGAATTATACCATAATTTATAGTCAGGTAAGTCTATCCATTGTTCTAAACAGTGTTCCAAACGGTTCATTTGCTTAATGTTTTTTGTCTCCACACGATACACTATTTAATATTATTAATTTTTTAGTTCTATTTGAAGCCTATCTTTAATGTTTTCAACAAATCTCTCTTTTATTTCTCTGCCGTCATACGAATTATGAACAATAAATATATCTCCATCTTCAATACTTACTTCTGGATGACAGTGACATGTCGAACTATCTTCATGTTCTTTTAAATCATTTACAGGTATTATATGCCAAATCATATATTAATCTTTTAACTCTGGCCTTAATCTATAAGCAAGTGCGTCCATTATCCAACCGATATAATGACGGCAGTTATATCCACCCCTGTCTATCAAAGGCGAATAACCTTGATAATCCAAGTACGACGGCACTTCATCAGGTTTTTTTGACTTAATCACATAGCCGGCCGGATATTCACCCATTGAAGGGGTCCAATTTAACCATCCTGCAGCCTCTTCTTTGCTCCAAACCTTATTATTATGAGCTACGCAAAAGTCGCGCGAATCATCAATTAAACCACCTTGGTAAATGAAGTAATTCATCCCTACCTCATCCGCTAAAGTAGTAGAGTAAGCGCTATCATATTGCATATAGACATCATGAGCATAACGCTTAAATTGCTTTTCTATACCACCTGTTTCTACTCCTCCACCGGTAATAATATCATTCATGCCGGTTATGAAATTCTTTGTTGATACCTGACCTGTGACAGCCTGGGCCATAAATTGTTTTAAGTCAAGTAATAATGAATCATTCTTAATAAGCGTTTCAAGAAAACCACCCGAAACAATATCACCTCCTGCAAGACCCAACCGCATACCTATTTTTGTCGAAGTGTCTTTAACTATCTTATCAAATAGCTCAGGTAATTCAAGACCCATAGAGATAGTAAAGAAGCTTTTATTTAATGATGCTATACCGTTTGTAGCCTTACTGATCTCAGAGACAAAAGCAAGTTTTTGCACCTCTCCAAAATCTTTATACATCTTATCCAAAGACTGTAAAAGACGGTAGTTTTTCAGAGTATTTTTTATCTGCCCTCCTTCAATGTCAAGTTTCGGTATTATCTCAGATGTGACTTTATTTAAAAGCTGGACCTGCATCTTAACAATAACGCTATTCAAAGATTTTTCTTTGTTTAGCAAATATTGTTCTTTGCGCTTTAATATATCATCTATCCGACGTGGTAAAATCATGACTTTACAGATTCGTAAAACTCTTTTTTCATGCGTGTAAAGGTAGTCATTGCGCTATCAGAATTAAAATCCTCTATACCCAAATAGCGAAAGTAATTGAATATGGCCTGTTCAATACTAACGGCCGGCACAACACTTCTTAATCCTTCAACAAAGAAAAACATCCCCAAATCTTCATACTTGCGTTTATAGATTTTATGGTTGTTAATGGTATATTCTTTTTCTTTCGGAATGAGTAAATTTATATCTGTCTTTTGCTGGTGATTTTCTTAATGTCCGGCTCCCTAAATGCAATACATTAACATTACAAATAAGAGCATGAACTATTCCGGCATCCCTTAACTGTTGACCATAGATATTATCTGAGAACCAGAATGAATGGCGTTCATCCAATTTACCTATTCTTCCAATACATTCGCGCGTAACGAATATACACCATCCTGTAAGTTGAAATCCTATATCATAACCTTCATAAGCATAATCTCCGCGCTTACACCCTAATTGCCTTGGGTCATTGCTTAAGGCTGATGCACTCAAATAACCATTTAACTTCATTGAATGACCGATAGTTGACCACCCACGTTGAAACATTAAATCATTATTAGCAAGAATAAATATATCGCCCTTGGCTTTCTCTATGCCTAAATTAAGAGCGTGGTTATAATTAAAATCACCCTCATAATTAATATATTCGTCAACATGATCGTACTTTATAGGTGCATAAGTTTCAACAAGAATCACATTTACATCGACACCATCAGATAAACATGTATTAATTGTATTCTGAGTCATCATTATCAGATCACGATCTTTTGACTGAACCACTATAATAAGATCATATTTCATAAATGATAGCCTCCTGTCTTATCAACTGTCCCGCGCCATGCATGCGAAATATATACTTTATCTTTTTCTCTGAAATCATGCGTAACATAATCGGCATGTTGCAAAACATCAGCTTTATCTTTGTGTATCTGAATCATTGTCTGAATCATTGGCGCACCATGTTTTACGGGGGTAGGCCATAAAAGTATTCTGTTACGATTAACAAGCATAAAGGCCGGATGAAGATAAGGTATTGCGCTCAGATCACCCGGAATAACTTTGCCCGTCACATTAAAGCCCTTTAAGTTGACGGTCTGAACATCACCGATGCCATAACTCTCATCTTTCAACTCTTTATCCATGCGTTCAATGATACCGCCGTTAATAAACTCTATGTCGGTATCAATAACCATTATTCGCTTATTTCGTATTACGTTAAATCCATAAGCAAGACCAGGACCATGATGAATATTATAATTAAAATGATGCATCTCTACATCGTTATGATGATTGACAATATCAACTGTATGATGAAAATGTGATTCATCAGATCCATCGACAACGATAACAGGAAAATCATAAAACTTGCGTAATTCTGTCAACATCCTATCTAAGAGATCAGGAGTATTATAATTTACCGTTAATCCTGTTATATCAGACATCACAATCGTTATACATTTTAATTATTCTATTATGCATCCATAATCTAAATCTATTCCATAAAGAACGCTTAATTTTTCGATATGGGTAAAAACTTAAATTTCTTGCATCTGCTTGTCTTGAACAACTTACATTCTGTTCCCACCATTTATCCAATGCATAGGATTCAGTTTGATTTTTTGGTGTAATTTCTAATATTCCATTAATTATTTCTGCTATCATATTATTATTTTTTAGACATCATAGGCATGAGGCATGTGACAGACAAAATATTCTCCTGCCGGGATTCTACTATAGTTTAAATGAAGTAAAAGTTTCTGATTAAAATAATGGTCATGAGCATACCCACGATGTCCCCACGTAACATCTAATGACTTTCTATGGCAAATATTTGATGTGCCGTTCATTCCTAACTTTTTAATATCGCAATGCCTTAAACACCATTCCCCATTCTGATAAGTCCAGTCATCATAATATACCCAATCAAAGTCTTTTATGTTATCAGATATTATGCCTAAATGATTTTCACCCCAATAATCGTCATTATCAATGTAGATGATATATTCGCCCGCAGCAAGTTCAATGCCTTTGTTGCGTGGTGCGCCGTCCCAGATCGGTTTTTTATCAATCTTCGTAATTTTAATGCGCGGGTCTTTTATCTGTGAAACAATATCAACTGTTTGCTGACAACCATCGGCAATGACTAACAACTCCCAGTCCTGATATGTTTGATCTACAACACTATTAACCGCACGAATAATCTTTTCATCTCTTCGTGAAGCGGCCCCGGCATACGGAGCCAGAGTTGAGGCCATTACTACTGAGAACTTCATTCTTCTTCTGTTTTTTCTGTTGTTTCGCCCAAATTTAATTTAGGTGTTACCGACTTTTCTTCCTGCATCATTGCAATATATTCCTCTGTCTTAGCCTTAACCAGTTTATCAATAGCATCTTGTGACATATCATATAACCATACTTTACTTTCTTTCTCTAAATCATTAAAGATACTTTCGAGATTTGACCATAAGACTTCATTATATTTTGTTGTCAACCCCTGCGAGATAAGAAGTCTTACACTCTCCTCATTATATCCCCTGAATGGATTGAAGTTATTCTTAATGCGAATTATCTTTAATTCATTAGGACGGTCAGCATAAAGTATTTCGTTAACGTCATCTTCAATAGCTGCAATGGTTGAAGTGGAGGCATTCGCATCTTTTGCGGCTTTGAGTTCTCCCATTAGCTCAGTCAGTGACTTAAATTTAAAGTCGTTAGGAAACAAATGTTTAACAATTATGTTATTCCCTGCATTAAAATCTGTAAATGTTGCAATATCTTTAACGACAAACTCCCACATGGTTGAATATGCTTGAGCAAAAGGATATAGCGTATCATTCATATTATCGTTTGTGATAGCTACCTCTGTGGCGGTATTTACAAGTTCATTACGTGTCAGGAGTTCTTTATTGAACATCATAAGATATGTCATTGCCTGAAGATCCCTAATATATTCCTTTTGGAATGTAAGCAACTCAATAGGAGGCGCTTTATAAACAAGCATCTTTTCAAGATCGATCATTGCGGCAGGATCGCGCGGGAGGTCGAGCGTAATGACATCCATTGTTGAATTATGCAATGGTCGTCTGCCGGTGCCATGACACGTCTGACAAGTATTGCCATTGATGTCTTTGCCTTTATTGCATTCCGGGCACGGATCAACATAAGCAAATCTTTGTGGAAATGCCGTCATTGCAGTTGACAAATCGAGTTCACTATCGATCTTTAAAGTCTTATTTAGATAAGGTATAATATCATGAAATACGCTTACAAATGTCCGCCCCTGCGTCTGTGGGTCACGCTTATATCCGAAACGCCGTGCAGGTACTTTGCTATCTTTTGGAGTAAAATATTCAACTGAATAATACTTGTTTGATATTTCAGTCGTATCTTCTCCTTTATCTGCAACCTGGGTGAACTGTATAGTGTCCTGTCCCAAGTAAATAGTATATTTGCTCCCGTCAGCTTCACCATCGGCATCTTTGTATTTAATTGGCAATTCAACAACAAGATATTCAATGATATTGTTATTAATTTCAAACATTATACATTGTTCAGATGTAGCAACAAATGGGTATGGTTTTGCTTTCTCTTTTTTCGCGTCAAATTTATCAAATTCTGTAATTAAAAAAGCATTAGGATCGATATAGTTATAATCAATAAACGCATACTCCAGGTACTTTTCAAGAGGTGCATCACCCCAATATTTTGCAATAATAAGATCGAGATCATTTGTTTTGTTTTCAGATCCATCAGGCCAATCAATGACTCTTGTTAATGGCTTTTTTCTGAGTGCCTTTTGAAATGGCAACTTTGTTGATGCGAGGGTCGGAGGGATAATTGAATTTGTAATCGATTTACGCATCTCAAACTCTTCCGACGTTTCCCTTTTAACTATCTGATGCAATAAGTCAGATATGTCATCCCCTGACACCATTTTATAATAGTCTTTTGCAAGATCACATACGCGCTCGTAATCCTTATGCTTTATGTCGTTTTCGATTATCTCTTTTAATTTGAGAAATCCCTCTTCTTTATTCATATCTAATAGTTTTTAACCACTTCAAAATATGTGTTTTTTTATTCATCAATTTATCATCCATCGGATTAGGAACTTCAAAATAAGTCACAAGCTTTTCAAGTTGCTCAACTGAAAGAAAATATCCTGTAACATATTTCTCTTCATAATCGCCCGTTCTTATTAATTTAACCTCAGGAACCATAATAATTTCTAAATGCTTCTATTAACATATATTCCGCGTTGTCACTCATGTGGCCGTATTTCTGATATTTATCCCCTGTTAATTTATCAGTGACAATATGTTTGTCTTTTGTTCCATCTGGAGCCTGTTTACAATACATAAAGTCATTGATCATATACTTATTATGTTCATCAATACGTATTCTCAAAGGTAACTTATTTTCTAATACCTTATTAATAAAATCTCTGCGTTTTAGTATGAGTGAATTATTTATCAGAGTTCTATCACTTCCGGAAATAAGATATTTTCTTAATTTCCATTCAACAACCTGATAATGGTGCTTAAACTCTTTGCTCATTGTCGTTCTCGCATGACCGGAAGCATCGCCATAATAATATAATCCGGTTTTATGACTTGGGTATCTCATCATAAACTCTTCACATACTTCCTCTGTTGAATTGCGTGGATTTTCAAGAGCTATCTCATCAATACACCGTGCCCACCATATACCTTCTATCTGCTCAAATTGCCAAATAGAAGCAGAGTTGTAAGGCACTGAGTTTTGGTCAAAGGTTATATGAATAGGTCTTTGGGGATCATATTTACATGGTTCTACATGCTCTAATCTATTAAATGATGAATAATACTCACCGCCTGTTGATAAGAATGGAGATGCATAAACAAGAGCTTTACCACGTTCATCTGAATTATTATCTAATATGTTTTGGATATAATTTTCACCTACATTGTGAACATTGTGATACGTTGAACTAATTACGACAAACTTATTATTTATTTGTTTTTGAAAATAATCATTTCTGTCATAAATTTTGTTATTTATCTCATCAATATAATTATCTAATTCAAACCATTTATTTAACCAGTCAACTTTTGCCGGACTTGTAGAAATAAATAATGGGTTATATTGCTGACTTTTATTACCTGTATTTGATAGTTTACCGCCTACTAAATATATGCCACCCTGTCTTATTCTGGCAATTATTATCTCCTTTACATCAGTTTCATCAGTATCTTTTGTTTCATCTAATACGGCCCATCCAAACTCTTTGCCCTCATGAGATGTTGCACGCTCTAATGACCCTATAAATACAACGCATCCATTTATAAATGATATGATGCCATAATAATCATCAAAATTATGATTTTTTGTATTAAAGTGAGATGGAGGTTTTTTGCCTACAACATACTGACCATAAGGGCGCGATTCTTTATCATACTCTATAACTCCAATACTCTTCCAGTATTCTCTTATCCTGAAAATTGTACTCTGGACAAGCTGAAGATATGTATTTGCACCAATAAATCCCCTAACATCCGGGAATTGCTTTATTAATTGATATGTTTTTATTCCTAATAAATGGGTTTTGCCCGATCCAACGCCTGCAAGAAATAGATTTATCGGACTTATGCTTTTTAAGATAGCTCTTTGTGGTTCTGATATAGTCTGTTCAATGGTCATTTAATTATTATATCAGGTAATTGCGGAATGCTTAACGTGCCATCTATCTTTATTGGTGCGTCATATCCAAGCATCTTGGAAATTGAGTCAAGAGATTTTTGTTTATCATAAAGCTTTATTCTAACATACTCTATTTGGATGGGTTCTTTTGTTTCGCTTTCGGGATTATATTGGTATTCTGTCTTGGTCTTTGTATCAATCTCTGCAATGCAAGCCTTTTGATCTTCTGTAAGTTCATTAAATTCTTTCCTTTCTATCCAAGTATTATGCATCCATGCAATAGAAGAAAAAGCTATCTTCATGTGCTCTGAGATAACTTTTAGCCTGCTTAATCCTGCTGTTTCTGCAAGATTATCCTGCATTTTCTTTATACGAGCCTGAATATAAGGTTTTTTTAGGTTTTCGTTTGAGATTACACCCGCTGTCTTTTCTGAATATCCGGCACGTATAGCGGCTTGTGTGGCATTCAAATCCATGCAATACTCATAACAAAACTTTTCCTGTTTGTCGGTTAATTCTATTTCTTCTGTTTCGTCTGCCATTAGTAAATGACATTAAAGATGAATGTATAAACCGAAGATCCTAAGACACCCAATTTAAACAATGTTAATGTAATCTTTATCACTAAGTCCATTATTTTGTATTTATTCGCTTCCCTACTATTTTGCCTGATTTTGTTTTATGCATTAAAGTAAAAGGAAGTTTTTTGCCAAATAAGAATCTTAGTTGCTTTTTACTCTTCACCTTGACTTTGCCATGCTTTATTGTTGCGAGTGTTTTCATGACTCTTTATGTTTGAAATATTCAATTTGTCTCAAACGGACTTTTGCCTTCTTTTTACTCATTGGTTTTGAAAGCTTCTTCCCTTTACTGGAATATACTGTGCATTTGCCTTTCTTACAGCGTATCATAATTTGCGAATCTTAATATTCCACTTTCTTCTGAATTATCTGGTTCTATTTTGATGTCATATTCAAAATAAACGGTTTTGCATTCAGGACATATACCATAATCTATTCTGATTTTATAGAATGGAGTATATGTTATATTCCCTTTGTATTCGTGTTTACAATTATTACAGCGTATCATTTCAGTATCTTTTCTGCAAATTTAAACATTATGTTTATCATTATCAAAGATATTTTTCATCAAAGTAAGCAGGTCTGTTTCTGCTTCTTTTATATGGAATTCTTCACACCTTAATCTGATTATTTTTTCAGCATCAAAATTGACATTATCCATTTTACTTGCTATTTCCGCAATGATGTAAAGTATATATTGAAATTGTTTCATTTCTTAAAAATTAAAAGGACCTCATCATATCGGTTTTGTTTTGCCCGGTTGTCAATAATCTCAAAGGGAATGCCCAAACTTCTGAAAATAGACTCTTCTGTATCTATGTCCTGTATATCCTCAATAATCATTATACCGCTCTCGCTAAGAACTGGCCATACTGTCTTAATAAAATGTATCTGATCTTTCAAAAAATGAGAACCGTCATCTATGGCAATATCCGGGATAAAATCTTTAAAATAAAATTCTGTTAAATCATTTACATCTTTCAGTTCAAATTCAACATTATCTATTTTTGGTGTATTAAGAAATACATCAATAAATCTTATCCGTGCCTTATTAAAATACAGTTCCCAAAGTTTTGCGCTACCCCCATACTGATAACCTACCTCGAAAAGATTTATTTTTTTATCTCTATATGGAGCAAACAATTCATCATAAATAGGCAAATAATTATGAATTGTTCCCTTATCACTCAGTGCATCGGGAATAAAATAACCGTCTCCCTGGGATTTATTCAGTTCTACTAAGTTCATATTGTTCTCGTTTATATGGTAATGAATAATGTGATCGGCCCTCTAAAAGTGCCTGTTTATCGTTCATATGAGAATTATGCAATTCACATACTTTTACATCAGGATTTGATCCGATCCAGAACTCACGCCCGTAAATCCAATCAGTTTTTAAGAGTTCATCTGATAAGGTATTGAGATAAGAAGCGGTTGTCCACCAGAAAGCACCTGAAAAATGCGGATAGTTGCCGTAAACTGTATCTGAGTTCCACATCACACCACAACAGTCATAAGTTTTTAATTTTTCAATACATAATCTCCAATTCTCAATAACAAAATACTCCATATATTTGCGCCAATCTTCAGTATATTCTGAATATCTACTTACACCTTTAGTATGAAAAAACATTATCTGTTCATCGGGGTTCTGTTTGGCATATCCTGCGACCCAGCGCATGGTATCAGCTATCTCATTATTATGTTGATAAACATTGATAAAAATATTCTTACCGGGTTTTATTATTGACTGTAAATATTCATATACCCATCCTATATCTTCCGATGTTTGAATTATTCCAATATATAAATAACTACATGCATTATATAGACCTGAATTAATTAAAGAATCAAATTGCTCTTTAACCATTCGTTTGTATTCTCCAAATGGATAGATATGATAGGCTATTGTCATATAATCTGTATATCAGGAAACATAATAATATAACTGCCGGAAAACTCATTTTCTAATGACTGTATAATATAATCTTTAAAGTTATGGGCCAGGATTATGATATAATCAATCTCATGCGTTTTAAGGACATCGCGCGGCACAACTTCAATACCTGTCCCAGGAACAAATTTACCTTGTTTAAATGGCGTATCGTCAATGATAAATTTGATTTTAGTATAATCTATTCCACATGTGTTAAGAAATACACATCCTTTTGCCGCGGCTCCGAAACAAGCGATTTTTTTACCTACAGAAACAAGGCCATCAATAAATAATTTAAATAGTTCTATTTTTTCATGTGTACGTTTACCCCATTTTAGATAATAATCTTTTGTCAAGGTTTTTTCAAGATTTAAAAAAGAGTCAACTGTTGAATCGGGTCTTCTATATGATGACTCTTTTACGCTTAATACTCTTAGCGTTCCGGCATGCATATCATGATAAGATACATTTATTACTTTCATGCCTTCCTGTCTGAGAAGATCAACAATATTTTTCAATGAATAGTAATAAATATGCTCATGATAAATCTGATCATAATTATCATTTGCGGTAGTGGTCAGGACGTAGGGAAATTCAAGGCACCATACACCCTCAGATGATAAATTACGTTCTATGCCACGTGCAAAAGATCGTATCTCGAAAGTATGCTGGAAAACATTTGTCGAAGTTATAAGCTTTGCTTTATAATTCGCTTTTACATTTTCATCAAAATAAGTACACCAGTATTCAATATTTAGTTCTTTATTTGTGTCAATAAAACTCTTTGAACAATCAACATTTATATATTTAAGATTGCGGTTTTCTTTGCGAAATTCAACCAAAAGGCTCCCATCATTACCGCCGATGTCCATTACTATATCATTATTCTTAAACTCACATATTCGGGAAAGATAATCATACATCTTTGCGCAATGGTCCAGATAAGGCTTATTTACTCCTGACCGATATAGGTAATTCAAAAACAGACTGTCTTTATCAATTAACTCTGTGAGTGATACAAGATGACTATTATTAAAAAACTGCACCGCAAGAGGAAATCTCTGGCAGTTCAATGATTCTTCGCGTGTAGCGCAAAGATTATTTACTAAAGGCACTTCACCAAGATTTAGAAACTCTGTTATATCATTATTTCCTGTTATTGGACATTTATCTATCTTCATAAGTCTGGAGTTAATGTGTGTATAGCTTTATAATCAGTTACATTTTTCAATACTTCGAATAAAGCCTGATTGTGTAATATTTTATCAGCATCATTAAACCCTTTAGGGTGCCATTGATGAAACACAAAAGGATCCATAGGCTGCTCAATTTTTAATCCTAATCGTTTTATCTGTTCTACAAAATAATCATCATCATAAGCTACCCCGTCACAAAAACGCTCATCAAATCCATTTAACTTAATAAGATTTTCTGTTGTGATTGCACTGCAAAAATGATGCATGGCGGGTCTATAAATAGGATGATTATACCATCCGCTATCACCGTCAAAAGTATTCGCGCGTTGATTCATTTTGGCATATTCAATCTCTTCTCCAAATTCAAGTGAATAAGTACTGAATGAATAATAGTTTTTATCTGTTACCGTCTGAGCATAGCTAATAACATCGCCTTTATGATATATCTCTGCATGCTGAATAAGGATCTTATTCGGTTGACAATCATCTATTGCAACTTTAAATCCGTAGTTATGTGCTGCAATATAGTTGTCATTAAACTGCCCTTTTAGTTTTATGATATTTACATCAAAAGATAATGCCGGAAGCTTAATATCTTCTGAGCTATTATTATCTATAATGTAAACATTGAAAGCTTTATTCTTTGATGCTGCAAATGATTGCAAAGTATTTGCAAGTTGAATCTGACGATTGTAATATGTGAGAACTATACTTAACATTATCTTTTTTTTGAAACTTTCATTGTATATCCCTCTTCATCATGATGAGCAGTAAGTTTCTTTATTAAATATCCTTTCTGCCCTTTTGCTTTCATCTCTTCACCAAGACGCCACCAGAGATCGGCATCAGGAGGTGACAATATACTATCTTCTGCAAACCTATCTCTTATTCTTAATTTTGTATCTGAATATTTTACACATGAAGCAGAGTTGCAACAACATCCTCCGGTAACGCTCCACTCAACAACATCGCCAGTAAGTTTTATATTTGGTAGTTTAGTGCCTGGGTATGTCGAAACAGTACAAACAAACACAGGATGATACTCTTCAATAACTTTGTTAATTTCAAACAAATGATTATCAAGCCAGAAATCATCATGATCGAGTGAACAAACATATTCATATCCATCATTTAATGCCATTTCAATTCCAGTTAATCGCGGAGTCAATCCCCCCGCTGCCCAAAGTTCATAAGAGCCAAATTTATACTTCTCACGTTCAATTGATTTTTCAAGATTAACAAATTTAACATGCGGGAAATGCTCTACAATGTCAATATAGGCATTAACTTCTTTTACTGCATCTCCGATTAAATATACCTGATAATCCTTATGAGTCTGAAGATAAACTGAATTTAGCGCACGAATTAAATAGTTTTTCGTTCTTCCGTCTGGCCTGTCATAAGTGGCTATTACAACAGCGATCTTCATTAGTTCTGATAAAATGGTATATGGGTTAAAATATAGATATGACAGTCAGATATAGTTTGTAAATATATTTTCATGACTGTCAGTTGTTTCATTAGTTCATTCCTATTTTATTCAACTTAAACACTATCTTAAAAGCAGGAAAAGGCATCTTGCGGATCATCCGGGCCACCTTGTCAAATCTTGCGGCCTTGTCGAGTAGCTTGTTGATTACCTCTGCCCTGGTTCCCCCTTCGGCATAACAATCACGATACATGCCGTAATAACCAAAGTCATCACGTGCTATGCTCATTTTTTTTATTATGTCGCTGATCTTTTCCATTAATGCAAAGATATACAAATCAATAATAAAATCAAAATTAATTCATTTTGTCTATTTCAAACAGATCTTCCCTATTAATAGATAACCTGACCCATTTGTCCTTTTGTTTCATGATCTCAGAATATTCATAAATGCTTTTTAGCCCGAAGAAAATACAGATTCTTTCAGCTATTTTATTATAATCTGACCCTTTAATCCCTTTGTCAAAAAATCCCGCTTCTTTCAATTCTTTAAATGGGATATTTTCTTTTATATATATCTTTAATCTTTCATCCATAGGGCTAAGTTACAAACATTTACTTACAAATCAAAAATAAAAAATAATCAGGGTTACTATCTTCGCCCTGATTACTCGCTTTAGGCTACTGCCTTCAGCTGTGGCATTGATATTTCTTTGCCGGTTATTATTCTCTCTGATCTCTCCTTGCATTGTACTCAATATCCTGTCAAAACCAAAACACCCCCTAAATGATGATTGTGGACCTACGCCTTATAAACAGCCCTCACCGTTTAAAAGACCTTAACCGTTATAAGTTAAGTCAATCATCAAAGACCGTACTAACGTGACGGGTTAACGACTCAGGCGAGTGAATGTCTGCGGGGACTGCTATTTGTTTGTACTTCACAACAGAGTAAAATACCTACTGCATTGCGCTTATGAAATAAATACCCTACCTTTTCACAGTCCCCTTCTCCATTTAGGTTTGTGGAGGTGGTGGGATTCGAACCCACGTCCAAAATACTTTCCTTTGCAAATCAATAAGTTCAAAAAACAATCAAATATATAATTTTTTTCTGAATCTTCAAAATAAAAGGCGGTTACTTTTTTCGCCGCCTCTTATCCGGCACTGTTTCGGGCGGTCTAATTCCCCTATGCCTGAAAATTATTTGTTTATAGATTCATAATTATATCACATTCAGCAAAATGAAATTTTATTGTTTTTAATGAATAATCAGGATAAAATGCCTCTGCTCTTTCAATTGTTAATTTTATTGGCGTTGTCCATATATTTTCGGGATAATCCATATATTGTAATTCATAAGTTGTTTGCCGTTCAACTCCCAATTTAACGATTTCCCAGAACAATTTATCTGTTTCAGTTTTTACCGGTTCGGGATTCGTTGTTTTTGCTTCGTCAACCGGTGCGCCTTTCTGCTTCCAATTATCACAAGGGCATAAGGCACAAGCAACAGCACCGGCATAGTTAGCACAATTACTCGGCTGCCTTAATTCAACTTTCTGCCTCCCTTCGCTCTTGCCGGTTAGCTTTTCACGCATATACAGAGGAATTATGGCATCGTAACTTGCATACTCATTTTCTCCCCAATAAATCGGCTCTGCAAATTTTAAAAAGTCTCTGATTATCTCCTCATCAGTCGGGGCGAAGGATTTAAGATGCTCGGTAAAGTATTCGTCCATACTGTCAACAATAGTACATCTTTCATTACATGTAAGAAATACCATATTTTCTTTGCATCTTTTTAACAGTATCTCTTCTGCCAGCTTTCTGTCTGTGCCTGTCATAGCTATTGATTATTAGGTTATAAAATAGATTTTAATTTTCTAACTATATCATCCAATCCAATACCGTCTTTTGTTTGCAAGTCTTTTATTGCTTGTTTTATGACTTTTTTGTAGCTCTTTTCTTCTTTCTCTTCCGGTCGTCCGGCAAGAAATGAATTTTGATCTTCGTAAATATTTTTAATTTTCAGGGCGTGTTCATACGCCTCTTTACTTATTTTTTTCATATTCATTTATTTTTAATGGACACCATTTAGGAATTCTATTACTTCTATCATGCCAACTGTATAGATACTTTCTTCTATCACAGTCAGCATGAGTACAGTAGTAATCTGTTTCTGAAACTTTTTCTCTTTCATTATTCCAATTATTTTCATAACTGGTTATTATTTCAGCTTTAAAAAATTTACATTTGCTGCATTTCCTTATTTTAAATTTACCATTTTCTATTGATAAATTGGAAAGGAAATCTTCTATTTTATACTTCATCATTGAATCGCCAATATATTCGCTGAATGCTTCCAGTAGTTCTCTTTCTTTGCTCATAGCTTTAGTTATTAAATATTATTTCGTAGACGTCTCCCAATTTCATAATAAGAATTGATAAACTCCGTCTCTCTTTCATTTGCTTTTGAACTAAAGAATATCCCTCCATGAAATCCAATTAAATCAAGTAACTCCATAGGTGTTACTTCAATAAACCCGGATTTTTCTATTTCGTTTACCTTTTCCCATTCTTCAAGGGTAAGGTTTAATATGTCGGACCTAATTAACTCCTTTGTCATCTCTTTATCCTTTAGTATTTCTCATTAAACATCTTCTCTGCCTCTTTGTAACGCCGGTAAAGCCTATCTGGAAGTTCGGATGGCAAAATTTCGGATAATAGTTTTTTACACAATTCGTTTTTTGCCTTACAATGTGGTTCATTTAAAAGAGATTCAAGCTTGATTATCTTCTCCTCATTTCCGGCACTGGTCTTGCAGACAAAGATTAAGCATCCGATAGCGATAAGAATAGCCACGTATATCCACCCCAGAAGAGTAGAGGCGTTGAACATTATCACTCCGACAATTATTATCAGGAGTGACCACATCAGTTTTTTTAGCTTGGTTTTCATGGGTCAGTTATTTATAGTTCGTAATTACATTGTACTCCAATAATGAGATACAAAAATCTAAATTCAAGCGACCAAAATATTGGGTGCCCTGCTCCATCAAAACTGATTGTGGGTAAAAGATAAAATTGTCTATCCGGCAGCGAATCCCAATAACACCATTTTTCGTATATGCTAATATGTTTCATCTCAGTTCTTATTTAGGTTTCTCAATCTTGCCATGTTATTATCATGCACTCAAATTCATCACCCAATAGTGGAGACCCAAAGTTTTCGAACTTCATCTTTATTTTTGGTTCAACCTCCAATCCATTAGGACAGGTAATTCTTATGTCTGACTCTCTCTTGTCAGAACTTATCATTTGTAATTCTTTAATGAAGTCGTTTACAGTCATAGTTATTTTCGATTTAGGTTTCTCAATATCTCATTCAAATTATCCCGCTTCAGCCCGTTGCATTTATCGTGCAATATACTAAATATTAGCGACATACGGCTAAATATACGCAAGATTATATGGTTTATTTTGCGGGTCATGGCTTCGGTTTGTTTAGTCCTTCATATATTACCGCACATCCGGCAGCAAAACAAAGGATGGTGAATATTAGTTCAGGGTAGTTCATTTCGTGGCGGGTTTTTCGATGTAACTAACCCAGTCTTTAAAAGTCTCAGTACAATCGGGTAATAAATGACAATTTGTAACTGGATTACCTCTATTGTCATTATATGCAACACACCTATCACAAGATATATCGGGAATGGCAATTACGGTTTTCTTCTTATACGGCCATTCGCTCTCGCCGCTTCTACTGGTTAAGGGGGTTAGTTTGTTCATGATTATTAATATTTCTTTTTATCGAGCTTAAAATGTTCGCATTTTGTCCGAGGAAATGGCCTGTTCTTATTATACTCTTGGATTTCGTTATAATGAGACATAGACTCAACATCTGTTATATGTTTTCTTTCCCATGCAATATGACCCTGTTTATTAAATGTCTTATCTTTCGAGTCGGTATTAATTACGTAATACCCGTAAAGACTGCATGAGACCGAATACGTGTCAACTTTATAATTAGCACAAATTCTGCACGCTTTATTTGCTGGATTGCAAAAGCATTTCTTTTCGTGATCTTCAATCTTGTTGAATACATCCGCTTTATGTCCACATTTAAAATCGCAAGTATAATGTTCTATCGTTCTGATGTGTTTTGGCATGATTTCTTAGTTTAGTCTTACAAATTTCGGTTATTCATTTAACATAGAACATGATAAAAGTCATGATTAGTGATTTTCTAAAAATATTTCGTGAGCAGCCTTGTAAACTGCTGCATTAACATTAGTATGTGCCTTTCGGTGACAGTTTTTACAGAGACATATAATATTACTAATATCATCCCCTCCACAATGTGATCGGAATACTATGTGATGTATTTCAAAGTTTACTATGTGATCCTGTCTACCACATACCTCGCAAAACCAGGTATCTTCCTGACCTATATCGAATCGCTTCAGATAATTTTTTACGTGGGCTTTCATTTGCTTGTTGATTTGTCTTTCATCAGAATAATATTGGATAGTCTTTGCTTAGTTGAGTCTTTGCATACCCAAGTTCTTTAATCTCTTTCTTTTCAAGCTTGTTTTGTTCAATCCACTTCGTTGCAGCTTTAAAAAAATTGGCTTTTATCTCAAATCCAAATGACTTCCTGTCCATATTTTCAGCAGCTATTAGAGTTGATCCACTACCAGCGACCGGATCAATTACAACATCTCCCTTGTCGGTGAAGATCTCAATTAGCCTTTCAAGTAATTCAACCGGCTTCTGGGTTGGATGTATCTTTTCGCTTTCATTGTCCCGTGGCCAGTCCATACAGTTAAATATCATTTTGCCGTCATTCCTAAACTTAGGTAATTTTTCACGATAAAATATTAATCCATATTCACAATTACCAACTACCTTCATGTTTGCTTTTAATACCTGAGCTGAAAAATTTTTACGGAATACAAGGTTAATATAGTTATTCAGGCCGTATCTTTTAGCCAGTTCTATGTAATAAAATTGCGCTTCAAACTCGCAAAATAAAATCATACATGGTGCCTCTTTTTTTTCTTTCGGCTCCTTCATCAACATTGTGCTGCAAAAATGCATAAATTCAGCAGGACGGAAATCGGTATCGGTATCAAAAAAGCTTTTACCTGCTAATTCGCTTTCACCGTTTTTATTATCACCGTCTTTGTACCATGCGGGATTTGAGGCATAAGCATTATTCCCCAAATTATATGGCACGTCCGCAATTATAAGCTGTGCCTTTGGTATCTGATAAACTTTGTAGTTCTGAAAATGGTCGTGTATAAGCATATCCTTTTTTCTGCAATGTAAATACTCTGTTAATTATTTTTTATGATTTTCGTCATCTTTTGCATTTTTATTCGGCATAGCGAAAATTAAATCTTAAAAAAACCGCCCCGTTTAAATGGATATTCGCCCATGAGTTTATTAATCAGATAATGATCTATTTTGCGGTGCAAATCTTCAATGGCGAATAGACTTATGAAATTGATTTTTACAACATCGTTTTCAAACTCAAAGAATGCTGACTCATCAATGTAATAAATTTCTGGCTTAATTACACCATGCTCATAAAGTTCATCATAAATATTTCTGGGGATAGTAATATAGTGCCTGTATTTTTTCGGCATCTTTCTACCCCTCTGAATATTGTCTGTGATAAATGAGAATTTATCTCCGCTACTCTTAACCATTGTTTCCATATCTTTATGTTTTTATCAGCGTCCGGTATTTCGGCTCAAATATTGTGAGGTCTTTCATGGCTCAAAATATTTTTGTTGATTCAAAACAAACTAATTCATATTCTACCTTCTTTTCGTAGCCATCAGGTGTGACAAAATCATCATTACTCAATACCCATATCAAAGATTTACGATCCCTTAAATAATTTTCAATGACCGGATAGTTAGCGTCAGAAATTCCATCTGTAAGCAAATCGTTAATATGACATTCATATTCTGCTAACTTTTCTTTGATCTGTTCTTCTGTTTTCATATCTCTTCAATTATACTGTTATAATCCCAAAAACTTAATTTACCTTTTGCTGGTATTGGAGTTTTAAATTTGATAGGATTTGCAAGCACCCAGTTATAAGTAGGCGTTAATCCCTCATTTGGTTCTCCATTCGGTCCCTGATAAGGACTAAATTCAGATTTTTCAGCCCAAATACTCGAATGATTAATTACACAATCAATTATTTCAACGCTGCCGATAATACATCCACGCATAGATAAATACTCATTATTTTGAGATCTTAAATAGTCATCTACTTGCTTGCTAACGTCAGACCTCCAAAAATTAGCGCCTTTTTTTGATACATGAATAAGTATCCTTTTCCCGATATATTTTTCGGGACATTTCCATGATCTGTTTTCAATGTCCTTTATGCCGTCTATTATTAAATTAGCCCAAGGTTGCCTAATTGTAATTGTTTTCATATCTCGTTTTTTTCAATTAGCTCTAATTTTCTTTCAATCTCCTGTTTTGCCCGGTAATACCCCATATTGTAAAATATTACTGCATCGGGAATATTCACCTCATTATTTAGTTTATCGTGGTTGCTGATCTCATTTGCTTCAATGGTATAATCACACTCTTCAACTATATCACGTATTTCTGATTCTTTCAGTTCCGGTAAAAGTGGTTCGAGCGGGAATTTGTTTTTGAAATAAGTTAACTCTTTCATATCTCAGTCTTTTTTACTTGTTTGTAATCAGGGGATAAGGATAGCTGAAACTTATCGAATCCGAATGACTTGTCTATTAATTGCATAAACTGTCTTAATTGTTCAGCATTTTTGATATTATACCATTTTCCGGATTCCATTTTTTGAGCTATCCAAACTAAATCTATTTGTTCGAGGGCCATAATTCAGCATATTTATTTCGTATTTCTTTTATCTCGTATGTTGCCCGCCACGCCCGAATAACGCTTGAATGGGTATAACCTACTTCACGGCCTATTTGCTCCAATGTTACGCTATTTCCAAAAACATCAATAGCCCTCCTGCAGAACATAAACCTGATAGGTGCGTGTTTATGCTTCCGGTCTTTGGCCTCTTCAATCGTGGCCTTTGAACGGGCACATGTGTCGGTTAAAATTTCAGATAGGTTCATAATAATTATATTATTCAATTATTTATGAATTTCATTACCGGTTAACCCGCAAATAAACTTTAGGATCATCTCCAATTCTGGATTTCTGAAAGCATGCGACAAATAATCAACTGGTTTATGATAATGGTAACTATTAAGTCTTATGTGTTCCTTGCAAGCTTTAGCAGTTAAAAAGGCATTTTCGTAATGGTCTTTAAAGTCATAATTACCTTTGTGCCATCCGGCCTTTTCGAGTAATTCATCTCTATCCCAATCTGACATTTCTTTAATCTTCTTTTTAGAAATACTGCCATCATGCCAATCATAAATTGCATCAATAATTTCTTTATCAGTTTCAATTTTACTACCATCTAAATGATAACACTGAGTTCCACAGCCTTCTGGCACTGCAATTTCTTCCTGTGTTTGTATCTGAAAGAAATAAGGCATTGCGGTACCCCTATGATCTTGCGTGTTTAATTCTTTTGATAACTCCATTAAGAAGTTATACGTTTCGTCTGATATTTGTAATGTTTTCATATTGCTTTTATTTATTTTCTATAATCAATTCCGTTCATCTCGATAAAATTAAACAATGCCCTCATGCGTGACATTATACGGTCATCATAACGTGATTCAAGGGCCTGATAAGTGAGGTTAGTTGTGGCCAGTGTCATCAGTCTTTTGGCGTATCTCTCTGCCAAAATATAACCCATTACGTCTATTGTATTTCCGTAGTTCTTTGCGGTGTCTGGTTCGGTACCCAAGTCATCAATACAGATGACAAGGCGGCGGGTATATAATTCAATACCATCTATACCCTCATTAGTATAATCTGAAATGATTTTAGTAGAGCGAACGACATCGAAATTCATGCTTTTAACTTTACCCTCAACTATCATTTTGGTATTGTCTATTTGTCTGTATCTTTGCAATACTTCCATTGCAATAGTTTTTCCGGTTCCGGTTGGACCAAGCAGGATAAAACCTTTTTCGAGGTCGCCGTTAAATTCCGGGTCAGCATGGATAAATTTTATCATTTGCTCATAAACCGGCTTAGCTTTTTCATTCATGCAAAATTCCGGATCAATACCTTTGGCTATTCGTTCCATAACAGAAAGGGCAAAGTCAAGATTATATGGCATATATTTAACTCGGACGCTGCCAGGCATCGTTAAGCCGCTTTTTATCTGGCTGAGAATATTGTTGATTGCTTCCATTGAATTGTGTTTCAAATTTTATAAAATAATTTACTCCGTTTTTGTCGCTTGTTGAAAGTTTTGTTAATGATAAAAATTGTTTACCCCAGAAAACATCCATCCGGGCCCGTTTTACTATTTGCTTTATATGGTCGGGGGTATTGTTTTTAAGTAATTTTTCAATAGTATTAAGCCAGTCATTTTTTTTCTTATCATTATCAGGTCTTAATTTTTCATCAAACAAAATAACTAAATCAGAAAAAAGGGCGTGAGCTTGCTCACTATATATTTTCTTTTCTTTTTTTATTTCTTTATGTTCTTTATCTTCTTTACTTGTTGTTGTCAGAATGTTGCCAGAATGTTGTGAGCTTGTTATCAGTTTGTTATCAGTTTGTTGCTCTACTTGGTATTTATCATAATTACAAATAGTTAACCGTGTTGTATATTTCAGTCCTTCAACTTTTATCATATCATCTGATTCAAGTAATTTAAAAAATTGTCTGACCTGACCTATACTCCAATTAAATTTTTGCGCCCACGTTTCAAGTGAATAAATTATCTGACCTCTTTTGCAAATTACCTTTTGCCCTTTTATTAATGCTTCATTATCTTCATAATTAGCAAAAAATAACATATTTTCCCACGCCTCACGACGAGTTAATGGTCTATATTCAGTGCATAGCCAATGATCTAAAAACTGCCTATGTAAAAGGAGCCATCCTTTAGCCATGATAAAATATTTTAGGTATAATTATATTATATTTTTTTGCAAATGACAATCTCCAATCTATTCTTTCAGGCCCTTTTGAAGCGTTACACTTTGCACATAATGGTTGCCAATTAGTTGGATCATCAGACCCTCCCTGATATTTTGGTATTATATGATCTCTTTCAACGTTAATAAGCTGACTTTCTCCCTCACATCTCACACAAGTATATATGAAAACTCTCTTCATTATTTCAAATAGCCTTCTCTTCTCCCTTACGGTTAACTCTTTATTTTCATAAAAAGCAATTTCACTTTCAACATTACCCATGATTACCTCCAATAAAGAAGCCCCCGCAAACAACAAAACCACTAAGGAAACAGAGCGACCCGTTAGAACCTTTCGTGGTTTGTATGCCTGCGAGGGCAATTATTTTAAGTACGTTAAATACACTTTTCATTGGTCGCTCTATTTTATCTAACTAAAGTACAAATTTAACTAATCTCTTTCACCTGTGCAAATAAAATTACAACTCGTTTGCATTTATTTTGTTCTGCGCTTCCTTTTCAATAGCTGCCTGAATTTCAAGTTTACGCTGTTTCCAGTCAGGATCAGGGTCTTCAATGTCACCTCCTAAATATTCACTGCAATAGTTCCGAATATTGGAAACAAAGGCCATGTGATCAATGGTTAAAAATTCAGACTTGCTTAATGGCACTAACCTTATTTCGCCTGTCTCCCGGATTAGCAGTTCTTTATTTGCAAAGAGAGATTTCCAGAAAATATCAACCTGATCAACGGTAGTAAATTCATATCCTGCATCGTTAAGTAAAATTAATGTTTGCGGATATATACCACCGAAGAGCCATTTAAACTGTGAATGACTTGCCTTGTTTCTCCACGCCTCAATCGTTATCCTATAGTTGCCTTTTTTAAGAGTGGTAATGTCGTGTTGCATTACCACCCGGCCTTGTACCTTTAATGGTGCTGTATCGGTTTCCTTTCGAGCTTTATAGGTTAGTTTTTTCATTCGTTAATCATAATCGGCATAAGCAATGCAATTGATTCCTTCCTGTCATAATCCTTTGATTTGATTAAGATAGCATCACTCTGTTTACTAAATGTTAACTTAATACCCATGTAAGATGAAAATCCCATTGCAGAACAAATATCATGCAAAAAGTCAGCATTTAACCCGATTTCATGAACCGATATTTTTCCTTTTGCTTTTGTAATTGCATTAGTAAATACCTTTTCGCACATTTCTGTAATGTCGGCAGGATTACGCATGAATTCAAATACATAAGAATTAAACGCGTCAACGATAATTCTGATCCCCTCTTTTTCAATCTTTACCTTTGGTAAACAAAGAATTTTAGAGTAGAATGCCGGATGAATTGCGTTACCATTTAGTAACTCTATTTCTTCATTGTCAAAATCAGATACCTCGCTTATCTTTACTTTGATAATTTTGTGTGCATCGGTAGCATATATAAATCCATTACTAAAATATATATAGCTAAAATTAGGCCTTAACTCATCTGAATCAGGTATTAATTCGAGATGTAAATTTCGATTAAAATTATGTCGCTCTTTTTTCATCACTTCACAATTTTTGCATCAGGGTAACGTATCCGGTAATGTTCGAGCCGTTCGGTTATGTCCTGATTGGACTTAACATGATATGTTGTTTTGCTATCTGCAGCTATCTTTGTGCAGCCTGTCACGTCTCCGCTTGCGGATTTGTCTTTTACCTTTCGGGTCATCTTCTGATGTCTCGTTTCGTAATTGTCCTCCGCGATAATTTCATCGGTGTCGCAGAGAATTGCGTTGTAGTTTTTCATTTCAGGGTCAGATTAAAACGGGAGATTTTTATTATCATCAGGTTGGTTCAAAATGTCCTCTCTGGTTTCAGGCTGCTTTGATTCAGATTGTCCGGCTTCTTTTTTGCCAATCATTTGCAGAGTTGTGACAATTATGTCGGTGGTGTAAACTTTCACGCCCTCCTTATTATCATAATTGCCATAATGAATTTTACCCTCAACATAAAGTTGCTGGCCTTTTTTAATATACTTTTCAGCTATATCAGCTAATTTGCCCCAGCATTTAAGAGAATGCCATTCGGTCTCTGTGATCTTTTCGCCCGCTTGGTTTTTATGGCTTTCAGATGTAGCCAGACTAAATGAGGCTACTTTGCTATTAGTTGTTGTTCGGACTTCGGGATCCTTCCCACAATTTCCGATCAAGATTGTTTTATTAATCATTGTAATCGTAGTTTTTATAAATTTCAAGTTTGTTTTTCACGTCAATAATAAGCTTGTCAAGCCTTCGCTCAAATTCTGCGTGCAATTCAAGATCGGGATGAACCCTAAATACAAATGGCTTCATTCCCTCGACATAGCTCATAAAATCGCACCATTCGAGTCCGGTAACATAAAGTTGCCCCTGAACCTGATGACGGTATTCAGCAGGCAGTTTATTTGCCTCTATGTACTCTAAGTGCGTGGTCATTTTAGGGCACTTTATTTCAATCATCCCCGGCTCTACAACCCCATCAGGAGAAATGCCAACCCAATCATGGTATTTATGATCTTCATCAGTCATAATAAATCCAACCTCTTTTACTTGCACGTCAAAGAGAAATTCATAGGCTTTGCGTGCATCGGGTTCGGTTTCTATTCCATTTGCCATGTCTGCACTTTGATATGTTTCCTCTATTTTATGAGTAATAATTTCGCATGCAATTTTAGTTACAAGCCCCTTATATGTATCGGTACTCTCCCCGGCACACAATTGTTTAAATCGGGTTCCCGTAATCCTTCCAGCTCTGGCCTCAAACCATGCCTCACTCTGCTGTTCAATGTTTAAGCAAATCATGATTCGAGTGTTTTATCAATTTCTACCATGTGATTGAAAATATCAAAGGCTCTTTTTTTCCACGTCAACATCACAATATCATTATAGGTTTCGTCCTCTTCTGTTTTTTCCGGTTTAATAATACCCGCAATAAGAAGATCCTTAACATAGGAATCTGAGAACCCGGAATACTTGCTTTGCTCTTTTTTCAGAGCCTTACCAAAGTTACTTTGTTTGTCTGCTCTGATAGGCTTAACTACCCAGTAAGATGCCGGATTTCCGTTTTTATCTTTATAGGTTTTTTCTTCTTCAGTAAATTCCGCTTCCTGCCCTGTGATGAAATTCTTTTGCTCTTTATATTTTGAATTATAAAAAGCCAGCTTTTCACCGTACTTGACTTTAAAGGAATAGAACTTCCCGAACTTATTTTCACCCTCTTTTGAGAATGTGACTTCTGTAATTACTGCTTTCATAGTTATTTAGTTAAAATGTTCATAGTTTCCATAAGGTGTTTGTGAAACGAAATGCCAGGATTTTTCTTGCATTCCTTTTCGTATGCCTCTATAAGTTCGTCCTCGAGGTCAATAATCAGATCAGCATATTCCTTGCTGTTCATCCTGTTGCCGGAAATGGTACAGTAGACTGAATCAATTTTGAAGGCCATATCAGTAGGTGAATAGTGGTATCTTGCAGCTACATAGACTTCAGTAAGGCCGAAATGAACCGTACCTTTAAAGCTACCAGCTTGAACATCTTTAAAACTTATTTCTAAGGCTTCCGCAATGTCAAGGGTGTTTACGTTCTGATACCCGTCAACCTCTGAGTTACAGGGGTGCGTCCCGAGGGTCATGCTGTTTGGTAGTGTATTCATGGTTAGT